CATACTCGAATAGATCCTCCTTGTCTCTATCTTTGGGGAGAACCAGGAGTGGGCAAGTCCTTCTTGACGAACAAACTCACGAAGAACATCGAGAGTAAGTTCGGATTGAAGAACTCAGTCTACTTCAGGAACTTTGAGCAACAACATTGGGATGGTTACCATGGCCAACTGATCACTCAGTTTGATGATGCATTTCAATCTCTTGACACGATCTCTTCGCCCGACGACCTCGTCGGAGAACTGATCGTCATGAAGTCGAATTGCCTCTACCAGGTCCCCATGGCCAAGTTGGAGGAAAAAGGACGAAACTTTTCATCCGAATTCCTAGTCATGTCCGGTAATCTTGGGCTCGGAAGGCTTGTTAGTAAGATTCAATCTATTAACTCGCTTGGAGCCTTTGTGCGTCGGTTTGACTTTTCAGTCCACCTGAAGGAATTCAACTGGAAGAACGACACCGTTAGAGCTGTTATCTCGACCTTCAAGAGGTTAGAGATGGGCTACAGTGGTGAAGATACCTGCCAGAAGTCCTTTGATCAAGTCCACTTTGAGGGCTCTTCGACCCGATTCATCGAGGTTTTGACCACGATGATGACGGAGAAACACAAGAAGAATGTCCAGTGTTGTCTACTCTCGAAGGGTATTACCTCGGAAAAGGAGCTTTTCTGCTCCGAATCCTGGGTCATTCCCGTCTTGAAGGACAAGATGGACCAGCCCTCTTTCGCGTACCGATTCCCTTCGGTACCGAATGTGGAGAACGTTGTCGAAGTTCACGCGATCGCCGAGCCTCTCAAGGTTCGAACGATCACGAAGTCTCAACCCATTGCATGGGCCTTGAAGCCCCTACAGAAAGCGATGTGGAAAGCACTGGGAAAGTTCGAATGTTTTGGACTAACCCAAGGAAAGACGATTGAGGAGATGTTGCCGATGCTGGATTGTCAAAAAGGAAAACTCCTTTCTGGCGATTATGCATCAGCCACGGACCACCTCAATTCTGATGTGATGCAGGCCGTAGTAGCGGAGTTAATCAAGGTCTTCAAAGACCATGAGTCTCTCTGTCACTACATCAAATGGGAAGCAGGTCGTCACAGGATCACTTATCCAAAGTGGACCGGTGTTGACGATGTCATCCAGACACGCGGACAGCTCATGGGGTCCTTACTCTCGTTTCCAGTTCTCTGTGTTGCAAACGCAGCGACAGTGGCCTGTCTACGGAGACAAGAACTTCATGAGGTCCGTTGCTTCATCAATGGTGACGATATACTCTTCAGGGAGCCAATGGACCGTAAGGTCAATGCTTGGAAGAGGATAACGACATCAATGGGCCTCATCCCATCGATTGGGAAGTGCTACCACAGCAACGAGTTCGGTTCGATCAATTCACAGCTTTTGACGGTTAAACGCAGCGGCAAGCTCGTTCTTCAAAGAACAGGGAGATTCACGGTTTGTGGAAACCCCCAGTTAGGAAGCCTGAGCTTGGCGTCTGAGTTTGGCTTTTCAAAAGCTACAGTTGTCAAGTACGCTAGAGAGGTCTTGAAGAAGACCCCTCAGTCCATCGATGTTTCTTACCAATGGGGAGGCCTCGGCAAAGCCGAAGACTTTCCAGTGGCAAAGACGAACACGCGTACGAATCGGGAGATTTACGCCTTTATGGCCCACAAGAAGATAAAATCTACTTGTGCTCCATGTGGCGACGGAATGGTCGGTGTTTCAGTACCTTCAGTCCTTGCAAAAAGACTGAAAGGAATACTGATTTCGGATGTTTCAACGGCGAACCGCAGGAGAACTTTTGAGCAGAGTCTGAAAGACTCACTTCTCGATGGAACTCCTGATAAAGATCTTGAAATGACGGAGTTCCCCTGGAGGGAATACCACTCATTTCTTCGGCTCGTTCGTAGGAACAAGGCGTGGCGTGAGTTCTTGCAGGGTGGTGACCTTACGAAAGTCCCACCTCTGGTTGCACTCAAGCCTGTTTACCAGTTAGTGTCTTGCGAGGACAGCGAAATGATTCGCGGTGCTTGTAAGGCCCTCTTTTGGAATCTAGTGAAGATGTAACAACATCACATCTCACATGAGTCCTTAACTGGTCCGGTCACTCCTGACGGAGAACCGGGATAACCATCTTCGGATGATTATCCAAA